AGGCTCACCAAAGCTGAACTTGATGATGTACACCAATGGATTGACAGTGGTTTGAAGTTCGAACGAAACACTCGTCCCAAGAGCCCCAGCCATTGAGTAACAGAATGATGGGAGCCAGGCGAGTGGTGGCGGTATCATGGAGCGAGAATGCTAGTTGTTTCTTCGGATGACTATGGTCGCAGTAATGGCAACGTCGTAATTTCCGAGAGCGGCGAGCCTGAGCTTCCAGAAGAATGGGACTATGAGCCTCAAGTATTCGAGGGATTCCTTGATGACGCGCAGCTCATCAAGAAGAGCTCCGAGTTGATTGGTGTCTCTCCTTCTCAATTCGTTGAGTTTGCGATTCGTGTCCCAGAGAAGAAGACGCAGCAATTCGTACCGTTCTCATTTGAAGGACGTCGGTATCTTCGACTGCCATACGACACTCCAGCGAAGAGAACACTCTACAAGTGCGGGCGACAAGTAGAAAAGAGTACGCTGTTGGGTAACAAGTGTTTGGCGTACTGCTGCATCATCAATGCCTTCAACGTTCTGTATGTCGCCCCAACGAACATGCAAACGAAGACCTTCTCACAAGACCGTTTGAAGGAGCCCATCGAAACGTCTGATGTCTTGAAGTCTTGGACAACCGCCAAACTCAGTGACAACGTCTTCCTCAAGAAGTTCATCAATCGTAGCCAGATCACTCTTCGCTACGCTTACCACAACGCAGACCGTACTCGTGGCATCCCGGCAGACCTCGTTCTGATTGACGAGATTCAAGACGTCATAACGGACAACATCCCGGTCATCGAGCAATGTGCGTCACACTCGATGTTCAAGCTCTTCATCTACTCAGGAACACCGAAGAGCTTCGACAACCCAATTGAGCACTACTGGACCAACTTCTCAACTCAGAATGAGTGGGTCGTTCCATGCGACCGACATGGTGTTCCGAGTGACCCGTCGACTTGGTTCTGGAACATTCTCGGCGAGGAAAACATCGGTAAGAAGGGGCTTATTTGCTCGAAGTGTGGAGAGATCATCCACGCACTAAGACCAGAAGCACAGTGGGCTTCTATGAACCCAGAGGTTCGAAAGAAGCTGACTGAGCCGTATGAGAGCTATCGAATCCCTCAGCTCATGGTGCCGTGGCTGGAGTGGAGCGAAATCCTCGACAGCTACACGACGTACTCTCGTCAGAAGTTCTTCAACGAAGTTCTTGGGATGTCGTACGACTCAGGAACCAGGCCCCTGACTCGACAGGACGTCATCGACAACTGCAGTTCGGACATCGTCATGTCTCAAGAAGGGTTGTCGAGAATTCGTTCGAAGATGAGCGGAGGGATGGAGATATTTGCCGGAATCGACTGGGGCTGCCACGACGAGGAGACGCGGATTCTCACAGATAGCGGCTTCAAATACTTTCGAGACCTGAACGACAACGACAAAGTCGCTCAATGGAATCCTGATACACGATTGATGTCCTTCGTCTATCCGAAGGTTCGTACAGTCCGTGAATGGAATAAACCACTCCTTCATTTCAAGGCGAATGGGTTGGACATGATGCTGTCCGACCCTCATCGAATGAGGGTGAGCCCCCTCAATGAAGATGGAACGGGAAAGTGGGTTACGGAGCCAGCAAGCAAAACCGCCGAGCGTGGTGGCAACGTAAAGTTTGTTGGGTACGTAGATTGGGAGGGGACTGAAGAGGAGTACTTCGTCCTGCCTGGTCAGGCCCCAAGCCCTGGCTTCGGTGGTAGCGAAGACCGAGTCTTCCGCATGGATGATTGGTTGGAATTTCTCGGCTATTACTTGTCAGAGGGCGAACTATGTTTTGATGGCGATAGGCCATCGTGTATCAAACTCTCCCAGCGGGAATATGTGAACCCTGCGCAGGCTCGTAAGATTGGAAGCCTTCTACAGCGGCTCTTCCCAAATGACTTGTCAACGTTCCCGGATCCGAAGACCGGTGACCTCAACTGGACAATCCACGGTAAGCAGTTCTGGAAGTGGGTACATGACCAAGTTGGAAAGTTCAGCGACGAGAAGAGAGTACCGAGGAGATTCCTGAATCTCTCGAAGCGACAACTTCGAATTCTCTTCGATGCCATGTCGCTTGGAGATGTGAGTAGCGACAATAGAACCAATGGTTGTTACTACTCCACGTCCAAGGGTCTCTGTGAAGACTTCCAGGAACTCTGCATCCGTCTTGGGCTCCGTAGCACCCTTTCATTGCATAAGAGGGCTGAAGGAAACCGTAAGGCCCGATGGAGGGTCTCTTGGTCTTCTGGAAGAGACTTCCAATTCAACACCCCCAAGCAGCGTGTTGAGAGAGTTCCCTACAATGGAAAGGTCTACTGTTGCGCCGTTCCATCGGGCTACATCATCACGGAGCGCAACGGTTGTATCGCCTATCAAGGGAACACAGGAGAGAACACGTTTTCTGTGATGGCCCTTGGTACATACTTGGATGGAAGATTTACGATCTTCTACATCCACAGGTTCGAGGGTCAAGAGATAGAACCCCTCGTTCAACTCGACCTCATCGAGAAACTGATACACTACTGGGACGTCAGGCTGGTCGGGGTCGACTATGGCGGCGGCTTCGATCGTAACGATGCTCTTGCTCGAAAGTTCGGCAAGAACCGAATCGTGAAATATCAGTACTCTCAGCCAAGTCAGAAGGTGCGCTGGGACGAAGGAATGCACCGCTTCTTGGTCCATCGGACAGAGGTGATGACTGACATTTTCACTGCCATCAAGAGAAGAAACGTCTTCAGGTTCCCGACCTGGGAACAGTTCGAAGACCCATTCGGCAAGGACATGCTGAACATCTTCTCCGAATACAACGAGCAGCAGAGGCAGATTCAGTACAAGAAGAGTCCAGACGCAACAGACGACTCATTCCACGCCATTCTTTTCTGCTTCCTCGCCTCGATGCTTCGACACCCAAGGCCGGACGTTTTGGTGCCGACTCAGAAGACCAATAGTTCGATGGACCCGGACAGCTAAAAGGAGAGAGGAAGTTTCCCTCCCCCCCTCCACGAGATTCAGTAACTGTCAGCGACTGCCGGCTGCCAGGCGTACGACCTTGTTGCCCGGTCCGAGTTTCTTGACATCGTCCTCCTCGAGGTACTTGATGAACCCCGGCAGTTGCCGGGCCTTCGGCACGATGAGGCGAATGCCCTCCCAGATGAGTATGATTGCCAGCGGCGTGGCAGCCGCCAGTAGGACTGTCACAGTGGCCGACTTCAGCTTCACGGCGGTGTGCTTGACTCGCTCCCCGAATGTCGGCTTGTATTCCTCGCCGCACAACCGGGCGGCGAGCTCGAACTTCCCCTCCTTCTCCAATTCCTCGACATAATAATCGAGGAAGTCCTCCCATTCCTTGCGACTGACGACGAGCTTCCGGCTCTTGCTGTCTCTCTTCGCACCGGTGACGGCGTCCCGGTCTTTCTTTCCGGTCTGGTCATCGGTCTCGATGATAACAGCTTTCTTCTCGCTCATTTTCCTCTCCTAGGTGAGGTTTTACCAGAGGCGTTAATTTCCTCCGGCAAAGGTCTTATACCTAGAAGAGAGTGTTATTTGCTCGTCGCTCCGCTCAATTTCTTGAAGAGCGTTCCTTTCTCTGATTCAAACTTCTCAAGAAGCGAGTCAGAGACAGGTGTCTTTGATACTTGATGCCACATGAGTAACGTAGCGCGCATCTTCTTTCGACCTTCATCAAGCTTCTTGTGAAGAATCTGAAGTGGCAGGCTGCTCTTGAAGTCTTCCCTCGTAGAAACAGATTTCATCTGCGCTAGGCAGAGCTTGAAGAAGACCTCGTACGGATGCTCGAGTCCGAGAGACTCCTTGAGCATGTCCAGAGAAACTTCATCGAGGCGGTCAAATACGTCTGTTGCCCATGACTCAATCTCTTCATCTTTCCAAACCCCGGCGGCCAGGGCTTTCGAAGCTGCTGCGTAGAGCATCTTGGCCTCGTCAGCAGTCGGACGGAGGGGGTCATCCCGAATCTCCAGAATCCTCCTACACAAGGCCATGTCCTGTTCCAGTTTCAGGACTCTTCGCATTAAGATGGCGAAGTTCTTTCGGTTGAGAGCCGGGAGATCTGCGCCGGACTCATTTGCGAGCTGCTCTACATCCTCTCGATTGAGGACAACGTGACCATCATGAAAGGACTTGCGTAGGTAGCCGCGCTTTACGTAGTTATGAATGGTACGCTTCGAACATCCAAGCCGGTTAGCGGCCTCGGTGAAGGTGTAGAAAAGGCTTCCCATGTCTCCCTCCAAAAACTACCCTATTCTAGTCGCACACCGACAACCTTCTTGCGACGGAGCTTACCTCAATGAATGAGTTCGAAAACTATCTCTTGAGCGGAAAGAATCACGCAAAGCTGTCCGCTGAGGCGCTTGAGTTGATGGGTAAGCAGGCGGCGAACCTCTACCTCAGTGAAGGCATTCCGCTCAACGATGGAATCGCAAAGCTTGCTGGGGAGCATCCTGATATCTCAGCAGAGCAAATCAAGAGAATCGTTGAGTTCGCCAATACCGCAGTTTACCTGGCCAAGCACGACCAGAATAAGACGGCCGGAAGCGAGCACAGCTACCCTCAATTTGAGCTTGCCGACGCGGGTCGAATTATTCAGGACCTGTCCGATGGCGCCAGACCGACAGTTGTTACCAAGACGGATATTGATTATGCCCGTCAGGCAAAAAAGGAGAAGGTCTCGTCTCCAGAGCTTGAGTCTGCTCTCATTGAGCTCTTCAAGACGGCATCTGAAGAGAAGGACTACAGTCCTGAGACGGTTGTACATGAACTGATGACAGCAAAGGATCTTCTGGTTGGTCTGCGTGATAACATTGGGGACCTTTACAACCAGCATGAGGGCCTCTTTAAGGAGGCCGCTTCGGACTTCTACGACAACGTCAAGACGTACCTGTTAGACGGTGGTTCCTTTGGTGAAGTCGTTGCCGCACTTGGTACTGTCGCAAATGACGATGACCTCAAACTTCATTTGGAGCCAGTTGTCGAGAGACTCATTCGAGAAAAAGTCGCCTCTGTGCAGGAGCTCAAAAAACAGTACTCAG